TTATATAAAAAAAATAATAAATAAAATCATTTTTTTATTTTTATAAAATTAAAAATAAAAATAATAAAAAGAATAAAAATAAAGCGCACAAAAAATCAATGATTTTTTACTCGTCTACTTTTTGTATCATTATTTTTAATAAATAAATTGGGTCTTTTTCTTAAAAAAAATCTTTTTAGAGGTATAAATTTTTTTAAATTTATATCAATCTGTTTTCGAGCACCATATTTTCCAGGATAATAATCATCATTTGTTTTATTATTATATGTTAAATCAAGAATCAATGGTTTAATATTCATTAAATTATATTTAATATTATACAATAATTTATAAATAACTATTTAAGTATTTTTAAGTATTTTTAATTAGATAAAATAGTGATTTTTGTGGATTTTCAATGATAGCTGAGCATTTTTCCATATTTTCGTTAAATGTAAATATATTATAATCATATTTTAAAGCTAATATTGTACAACTTTGACAACAATTTGCCCGTTTAATATTACATAATTTATCGTATCTCCATATATAAATATCAATATTCCTATGTGGATTCCGTTGACAATAATTAATTGCTAAATGTTCAGCATGAATCGATGAACGATTATGATTCACTCCACACGGTCTTGAACTTCCATATTTAATAACTCTTTTCCGCTTACGGTCATAAAAGGCAATAATTTACTGCTACGCGGAACGTATTCTTGCAGAAACATTTCAAGCAATCATTTTTAATTTGAAAAGACAGTGAGGTCATTTTATATTTAAGTATTTATATTAAAGTATTTATATAAAAATATCATTTTTTAAATAAATAAAAATGATATTTTATTTATAAATATTATTATTTACATATTACATATGAATGAAGTAGATCTATTCGCTGAACTGTGGGGCGATAATAAAACACCAAATGAGCGTGTTTTTCAATCACAGACCATCGAAGACGATCAAGTATCCAGGTGCCGACCAATTGGATGGTGCTGTGATAATGCAGCGCGACTGGTTGCGCAATGTAATAAACCGAATTTTAAGGTTGAACTTTTAGAAGATGTTGATTCGTCAAATATAAACGATGCGATAATTGTACACGTTCTATCTCTAAGCGGTAAATAATAATATAAAAATAATATAAAAATAATATAAAAATAATATAAAAATAATATAAAAATAATATAAAATAATATAAAAATAATATAAAAATAATATAAAATAATATAAAAATAATATAAAAATAATTTATTAAAAATAATTTATTAAAAAGGTATAATCCATATTGCGATAATTTTTGTGTGTTTTTAATTTATAATTTTTGTGTGTTTATTAAGTATTAAGTATTAACATTTTATGTTTGCCAACTTTCTAATAATTTTAAATTAATAACTTTTTGAATTGTATTTATTGAGGTATCTTTTTTATTATAAATAGTAATTGTATAATCACCATTAATATCATATCTAATTGCATTCCCTGCAATATTCCACCCAATTTCAATTTCACCACTACTTCTTAAAACTTTGAAATTGTCATCTGGAAACTTCTTCTGGAGAATATCTTTTTCAATATAGAATAATTTAAGATTTTTTTGACATCTTAAATCACATTTTTTACATACTTGCCATCCAGTATGTGGATATAAGTTAAAATCAACAAATGTTAATGTTGTATCATTATTTAAGAAATTATCGCAGAAATCACAACCATTTTCATATATAAATGTTAATCTTTTTGGAGGTATGTTATCTTCATTATCAAATTCAACAATATCCAGTTCTTTTACAATACACTCCTTACAACGAGGATATCCAACTTTTCTTTTTTTTCTAAATTGTGCCTTTGAGAACTCATTCTTCGTTAATATTTCATTACATGTAATACATGATAAGCAGGTAATTACCATTTATAATTGATTATAAATAAATAAAAAATTATAATCAATTTTTTTAAATTGATTATAATTTTTATTTTAAAATTATGTAGGCGTTGACGCAGCCTTAGTTGTCGTGGTGGAAAACACCCCCAGACATCATCTATTCCGGCTCGATTTGTAGTATCGAGGCTAGATGAACGAAATAATTAAGAACTACTGGCACCGTGTTATGGGGCCAATGAACTCAATATTTCAGGTTTCCTTAGTTATAGGATAGGTGGATGCCCCGAGAGCGATTACTCGCTCTCGGGGCACCCATAGATTTAAAACTACATAATTTCATATCTAACTCAATCTAATAATAAGGATATTTAAAACGAAGGTATCATTTTTTAATTTATATTTTAATTTATATTTATAATCAATTTTTTAAATTATTTTTATTAATTTTATCAAACTCAAATACTAAATCAATATCATCTGAAAAATGAACAGTATTAATGGTATATTTAATACCATTGCAACCAGTGTCTTCAATATTAGAAATAATAGCAGGAGTATTAAGATTTAATTTATTTTTATTATTTTAATTAATAAATTGTAGGCGATTTATTCGTAATAAATTAACCACCACTCAAGAGATGACTTATCGCTTACATCAGTATAACACGGAGAACATCTCGATTTCAAACCTTTTGTATTCAAAGCCCATCTCCGTTGCTTAAACATATCATCAGATGAGAATACTTTTGTAACACCATTAATCTTCGCTTCATAAAAACCTTCAGAATTAGGTTTCTTTTTATTGGGTCCTCGACCGCCAATCTTATCTTTCAAGTTTTGATTATAGTATTCTTTAATTTCTTCAAGAGTTTTTCTCTTAATAATAAGAGGTTCAATCTCTGTTTTAGAAGACTTTTCGTCTTTAATAGGTGCTTCTTCACTTGTCACCGATGAGCTATCATTGGATAGTCCATCAATATTATCAACGGAATTAAAAGTGTTTTTACCACTTAGAACGCCATTTTTAAAGGTAGTGCTGTGGCTTTGCCATTCAACTTTCGTATCCTCAAAATTAGTATCCCAAAGTTGAGAGTATTTCTCAATACTTGGAATATGTGTATAACAGAGGCTCTTTTGATTATAATCATAACCAGTTAAGCGTCCTACAAAACCTTGAATAATTACACTGTCATCTGGACGCTTAGAATATCTATCATACATAATGCCGATATGTTCTTTTTCGAGTGTTTTGGCACATCGAAGCATCTCTTTAACAAAAATAAATGTCTGTTTTTCAGGTTGATTAACTAGAATATCATTAATATCCTTAATTTCGCTTTTCTGGTCATAGATAATAAATTCGGCATTTTCAAATATAATTCGAAAATTTTGAAGTGTTTGCTCTTGTCCAGCACTGCTTTTAGTACGAATAAAATGATAATATGCCTTATCACTAAAGTGATTTTCAATATCTACTTCAATTTCCTTAATATTCTCCATAATATCTTTGTTGACTTCCTCACCCATTCGACCACATAGTTCCTTAAATTCCTTTACTTTTCTTTCTTCAAGAAGAAGTTTAGAACTAATATATCCATCACCTGGTTGAGAAAGAACAAGAGAACTATGAGATTTCCATTCCATTAGGTCATAAATTGTTCCATTCGGTGTAGCACTAAATTCAACAATTTTAATGTCTTCCTTAAACAAATTCTCAATACTTAAAAGTCCTGCATCTTCAAATGCTTTATAAATAGTTTGATCTTTCTTTGAAGCAATCTGTATCTCATCCATAATAATAAGGATATTCGATGTTTCCAATACTTGTGTAACAAACTTATCTCTCAAATCTGAACGATGAAAGATTCTTTCCTCCATTGATTGTGGAAAACGAGCAATTGTTTGTGCCTTCCAATCAACAGACGAAAGACCTGTGATTACAAAGACATTCTCTATCGGAATCATGTTATCACTACTCAAGTACGCTTGAATAGTAGCCAACATACATCCTGTTTTACCAGATTGTGTCTGACCAAGAACCATTTGGTTAATTATCTTCTTATCAGTGAATTTACCTACGATTTTATACGCTGTTTCAGATTGATTATCGTGAATAACTGCTTCTTCGTCTAGGCGAAGATTATCAATCTGTAGCAAAGTAATTTGCTTGTTATTCTTGACTTTTTCGGATTCTTTACCTTGATAAGTATGAAGAATTCGATGATTGATATCCATATAAGTCATTATTTATGACTTTAGATTGATAAAATCATTTTTTATTAACGAGAAATCAGGAAATAAAAAATGATTTTAATATAATAATTTATATTAAAATTATTAATAATGAAATTTCATGAAATTATCAATTTCCCTTTATGGAAAAACCTACCCTATGAAATAAAATGTTTGCTTTATGTAGCTGTATCTATACATCATATGAAGCGAAATAAAACTGGATATAATAAAGTTATAGAATCACTTGTGAAATCACCTGAATTAATTTCTGAAAAAACGAGTACATTACATCACGCAATGTATCCATTTAAAGATCAAAGTTTAAATAAAACCATTAAATTCCCACAATATTATTTTAAAATACTGGACATGGAGAAAGATATATATTCGAAACACGTATCTCTAATTTATTCATTATATGGGAGATTTAACATATATTATGACGTTCGTTCTCGTTGGTGCGGGTCCTCGGGCTTCATGAGCAACCCAGTATATATATACGAAGCTCAAAAATATATCACAGGTGAAACTCAATATGTACTAAAAAACGTCTTGTGGCATGGTAATTTTTATTCCATACCATTTGACTATTTAAGAACATATTCAAATAATGGGTCATTAGAATATGTGATTACAAATACAAGAATGGAGAACAAACAAGATTCAACAGATTTTATTGAATATTATCGTTTCAATGTGAGAAATTTAATTCAACCATATTTTTCATTTAGAGAAGCAACTGTTTCTATGAAACATGAAAGAAATATATTAAATATCGGTCATATCAAAAAATATGTAAATGAGAATAATGAATATGATTATATATTTAATCGTGCTAAAATTGAAATACAGAATAGAGATAGAGATAGAGAGGTTGGAATTGGTCCCCCATTCAATTGCGTATTGAAACGCAAAAGTAATTGCGAGCTCTTAAGAACATTAGAATATGATAAAAAAGAAATAATATGCACACGCAATGCATGGTAGAAATACCAGAGTTAATATTAATTATTAATAAATAATAAAAAATGATTATAAATTATCACAATAAATAGATTTTAGAATAATGAGCAAACGCGATTCAAATCAACCTCTTAATATTACTATTAATGGTAGCGAAGTCGATGAAGATAAAAAACACGATGGTTATGAAAAGTATATCATTCAAACAAATCAAAGACTTCAGAAAGAAAATGAAACATTGAAAGATGAGATTAAAGAATTATCATCAATTAATAATGATTTAGAAGAAGAACAAGATAAAGAAGAAAAAAGTAAGACATACATGAAAGGACTTATGCATAATCTTTATGATATGAAAAAAAAGGCGTTCGAGGTAAGTAATTTACGTAGGCAAATTTATTACGAACATAGTAAACAAACTAAAGAACTTATTAAGAAACCACTCAAAATTTACATTATTCCAAATACATCGTTATGTCTAAATATTAGAGAATATTATATTTTTTCCTTTCTGATTATGCCATTCATGGCTTTGATAACGAGCCTCGTTAATTTCAAAATTTTTACATTGTTGTTCTTTTTAAGCATTTATCCAGGAACAATTCTGTATTTTTATGTAAAAGATGAAATCCAGAAAAATAAAGATAAATATGAAAAAATTACAGATAAATTTGATATAACATTGAAAAAAATAAACGAGTTAATGAAAGAAATTGATGAAACTGAAAATAGCTGTAGGTGTTTGGATACTTATATTGACGAACTATAAGTATTAAATAAAAACTAATAAAAACTAATAAAAACTAATAAAAACTAATAAAAACTAATAAATTATAAATAAAAATTGATTTTAATTTAATTAACACATATAATATGTGTTAACTAAATGGCACATTACGGAGCAATTTCACATGAAAGAAAAGAATGTGATTTTTATTTAAGAGGTGCTTGTAAGCACGGTCGTAATTGTTCATTTGCTCATCCTAAAAAAGAACGACTTATGATAATTTTCGAAGATAGTATTAATAAAGGATATTTAATTGGTCAATTCGTCGACAATGAACACAAAGAAGCTTATATACCTGGATTTAAAATGAATGAATTTTATTCAAATACTGGCTCAATTATGTTAGACAATCACACGAATAAGATATATGAAGTGACACTTAACCCGTGTGGCATTCATCCAACACATCAAAGATATTTAGTTTCAACAATTATTAAAAAAATTGACGATTCTACAGAATATTCTAATATGCAAAGAAAACAAAGGGAACAAAGAGAATTAAGAGAATTAAGAGAATTAAGAGAACAAAGTAATCTATCATATAACAATAATACAGATTTGAGATTCAAAAATGCATTTGAACAAATAAATGCAAATAGTAAAAGAATAGAAAACAGTATTAAAACTAATAGCGATTCATTGCAAAAAATGAAAAATAAAACGTATTCAGTATATCAGATTGACGAGTTTTTCAAAAAAAACGACCAATCTTTTAAAAAAGAATTAGAATCGTTTAAAAAAGAATTACAATGCTTAAAAAAAGAAAACGAAGAATTAAAACAAGAAATTCAAAGTTGTAATGAAACTATTCAAACACATAAGTCTAAACTAATATTTGGAGATGATTATGAATTTTATTATGATGATAATCAATTTCAAGGAGAACCTGTAGTTGAACCACGACGATCAAAGAGAATTAAACACTAATATGTAAATAGTCTGTGTCAATTTAAAAATTAATATATTTATATATTAATAAATTAATAAATTATAAATTAAATCAACTTTATAAAGTTGATTATATCAAAAATTAATATCAAAAATTTACTATGAATTTACTATGAATTTATAATGTTTTTATAACTAGAGTTCATTTTTAGTGTAATAATTTTCACTATATCTATTCCGTCTATCCGGGTCAATATTTGATTCTCTTAATCGTTTAATATCTTCTCTTTTTTGATTCATCATTCTTCCAAAGTCTGGTATAGAAGAGTTTGTTTTAATTGGAGTTATACTTGGAAATAATAACATGAATATTATAATAAATTCCTTCATTATAATAATTTTATGAAGTGATCTCATATGTAAATTTATTAATTATTATTATTTTAAATGAATAATTATTCATTTAAATATCACTTCGTTGGGAAATGGCTTGTTTAGATTTTGAACACTTAAAGCATATATAACCACAAGAATATTTACAGAACTGAAATATTATTGTAATTGAACACATTCCAAGAATAAAACTACATATAATTCTTATTATTCCACTAAATTCACATCCTTCTGGTTCAAAATCAGTTGCTTCTATATAATCATAACAAGTTACATTACATGGATTATTAGTATCGCAGTGAGTCGGTATTCCGTCACGTATCCATGGTTTTGAAATTAAAATAACTTTATCATCTCTATCATCCTCTTTGATATTTTCACGAAAAATAATTATAGATAAAACTATAAATATCGCTAATACACAAGTCCATATAGGACAGAAAATCATACATGTCCATAAAGTTTCTTGTTTACAGCATTTTTTTTCAATGTTTCTAATATCTGAGTTTCCTCCATGTGTTAGTTGAGTCGTCTCATCATTTTTAGATTCAATATCTTTCGATTCACGTGTCATAGTTAATAATCAAATAACTTAATTAAGATTAATCAATTTTTATATTCATTTAATCAATAATATTATCTTCTAATTCATCAAAGTGAGACATATCAACATTAGATATCACATCTGGAACATCATTATAGGTAAATACAGATAATTTATGTCTATATGAACCAACCTCAATTGGATGGATTTTCCTTATCTTTTTCGAATTAATGGCTAAAAAATAAATATGTCTTCTCGATAGCTTTATATATTTTTGAAGTTTTCGAAGAGATAATTTTTTATTAGGATATTTTTTTAAATAATTCTCTACAACATTATTTTGAATAACTTTCATTTTATGTATAATATAAATAATTTTTAAATAATTTTTAAATAATTTTTAAATAATTTTTAAATAATTTTTAAATTTACACGTTATCTGTGTTCCATTTGGATGGATAATAAAATACCAGTTTCCAGTTTTAATATTACATATAATTGGACCATTAGAATTAACAGCTTTAATTCTTCCATCTTCCCATTCTTTCATATTTAAAGTTTTTATTAATAATTTATTACTTACTTTATTACCATTATTGTAAGTAATAGTATTACTATTTGGCTTAATAATTTGTAAAATAATATCCATTGTATAATTATACTCTACAAAGTTTTAAAGTCATTTAATAATTTCACTTACCAATGAATAAAAATTGGTCAGACGGAGAACTATCATAATCATAAAATGTTCCCCATGAAAATGATTTTACTTCAATGCGTTCTAATTTTTTTTTATGTGTAATTGATTGTTCTTTTAGAAATAATACATAATTCATTGATAATGAATCATCAGTCTCCTGATAATATTTAGGTTCTTCAATGTATATCCCATTAACAATAATCATATAATTCATATAATTCATACAATTCATACAATTCATACAATTCATTTGATTCATTTGATTCATTTGATTCATTTGATTCATGTGATTCATTTGATTCATTTGATTAAATAAAGATATCAATTAAAATAATTTAATCAATTTTTAATAAAAAATATATTAAAGGATACATTATATAATAATTAAACTGGTGCAGGTTCTTCGTTTCTGTTAGAGTCACCTACTAATAGACCATCATTTAATGTAGTATCAAATGCTGGTTTAATTTTATTAAAATTCTGTCTTTGTGAAACATTATACATCGGTGCAGGAATATCATTATAATGAACCGGTTTTGGTATTTCATTTCTATCGGCATCATCAACTAACATACTATCATCCAATGTAGTATCTTCAGATGGTCTTACAGTATAATACTCATTACCGCATTTTTGAATTAAATGATTGACAAATATTCCTATAAAAAAACATATTATACACATGATAGGACATTCAATTTTCATTATATTAATATAAAAGATTATTAATTATTAATAAAAAGATTATAATTTAAAAGATTATAATTTAAAAGATTTAAATAGTATATAATAATATTATCATATAAAATGCCAAATTATTATGAATTAGAAGATTTTGAAATAAAAAATAAAAATGTGTTTTTCACAACATTCTGTATTGGAACAACAATGTTCTTAGGATATATATATTATATCATATAATCCAAGGCCATTGATGTTTAATAAAATTGTCCCACGATTGATTTTTTCTCATACCTTCATTTGTTTTCGGAGAATATACTTTTATATTTGAAGATGTATGTGAAGATGTATTTGAAGATGTATTTGAAGATGTATTTGAAGATGTATTATCACATTCATTTGTTTTTTTAATTTCAGATTCTTTATCTATATCATTACAATTTTTATTCATTAGTGAATTAAAATTAGTTATTAATCTAAAATTTGCATTATTCATTATATATATAAAATATAAATTAATATTAAAAATTGATTTAAAATAACAATATGTTATAATTTAAGATTATATGGAATCTAAACAAGAAATTAAACAAGAAATTAAACAAGACGATTCGCGCGACAAGAGGCATAGTGACAGCTTCGCCAGCGCGGCGAAGGGTGTTAAATGTGATAATTCTGTTAAAGTTGAAAAAGGCGGTGATAAAATTAAAAGAGAAAGGGAAGAAAGAGAAGATACCAGAGACAATAAACATATGAAACTTGTAAGAGCTTCAGAAATTGTTGGTAAGAATCCAAATATGATGATTCAGATGTTATATGATAAGAAAACTAAAACACCATTTATGTATTCTATGAATCTTGGCAATACAGGTATTCACATTTATTCCATTTTTAAGTGGGCATCTGATAATAATATCCAATTCACTTATAATACTGATGAAAATGACATTATAATGTATGCATATACATTTATGGAAAACAATCATGAACATGATTTGATTATATGTGATATAGCATCTGGTAAAAATGCGATTAGTGAATGTGAAAGACAAAAACTAATACCATTTAATGATAGCACACACGATAATGGCGATTCTACTAAATATGATAATATTCTCAAAGTTCAAAAAAACGGAAAACTTTCTGTTCAGAATAGAGAGAATCATATGAGTAGTAATATTACTACTAATATAATAACATTTGAATTTATTAATCATATAGTTAAATATATGAAAGATACTAAAAAAAGTATTAAAATAATGGAATATGATGTTATTGATTTTAACGAATCGAGTCAATTTGACACAATGTTACAGTCTATGTTATCAAGTATACTATCTGATATGTTTGGTTCTAGGTAAATTATTATTTGGGATTCAAAGATTATATCTAAATAAAAAAAATTAAACACTTTATACACATTAAATTAATAAATTAATAAATTAATAATTATATTTTTAACAAAAAATTATATCTATTTGGCTTATTCATATCGTGTATGATACCAAATATACCAATTGTTTTTATTTTTATTATAGTTTATATTCGAAATATTTTAAACCGCGTCAGCATGAGTTCTCAAAACTCTGTGCTCCTACGCTGTGGAAGTTTAAGTCTAGTTATTATCATACCATTCCCTCGTTTTACCATTCCATTGCCATGCTATCCTAGGATCTCTATATCCATCTATCTTTTTATGTTTCTCTTTAATATGAGCTCTAACTGATGCACCCGTATGTGCCCCAGTTATAGCATTGTAACCCCGTGAGGCCGCATTAGCTATTCCTGTAAGCGCTGAACCCAGTGGTCCCAGCTCTTTGCTCTCTGCAGCACGTGTATTTACGATTTGTAAATCTTGCTCATAGGCAAGCCTTTCCGGCTCGCCGCTAGATCTGTCGTGATTTAACACACTGCGTCTTGGAAAAATAAAATCATTAGGATCAATAAGCTTTAGCTTATGCATAACAGAGTGCCACTCAGTGGACGAGTCGCTGCCACGGCCCCTACACAGGGCTGCCCCGGATTCCCACATGTCGTGATCTACATATATAATGCTTTTACCACTATAACCTTTTTTTTCTAAAAATTTAAACAGATAATATTTCATCTGTAATTGATATTGATCTTCGTACGGGCCCTCCCCCCCATTTACACTTATCATTCTGTCATAATATTTATCACCTCTCTTTATCTCTAGAGTAGCAATATTTGTATC